GTTTAAAAATATCCACTAGTCAACTTGATATTCTCGGTGGCTCAGACGGTGGAGAAACTATGGCCACCTTTGTAGATGACGGTGCCGTAACTCTGTATCATAATAATGTTGCTAAAGTTGCCACCACCGCTGCGGGAGCCACAATAACCGGAACACTAATTGCAACGACTGACACAGACACCTCGAACACGGGCAGTGTAACTCTGGATTTCACAGCGAATCAGAATTTTGTTTTGACGTTCACGGGAAACGTAACTCTTGCGAACCCGTCTACTGAGCAGGTTGGTCAGTCTGGCATTATTGTTTGTATTCAAGATGGAACAGGGTCCAGAACATTGAGTTTAGAATCACAATACAAAACTTCTGGAGACGAAGGTATAACTCTTAGTACAGGTGCTAGTGACGTTGATATCATACCTTATTTTGTTCAAGCCGCAGATAATATTCTTCTAGGAGCGGTCCAGACAGACTTTGTAGGGGCTTAATACACCATGGTCTTTTCTTCATTCTGGTTTGGTTCCTCGGCTTCAAACCCGATCAGCCTGGACGCGACTGCTTCTGTTGGCGATGTCGGTGGGAGCAATGTGGGACGTATAAACGACGGAGATTTGATCACTCTTTTTACAACAGCATCTACGCCAACTGATGGGCAAGCCCTCGCTAAACTCGATTTTGGTTCCTCACAGACAATTGCAGGATTTAAAGCTTATCTAACGCAACAAGGCGCAGCGGATGCGGTCACGATGCGCATTGAACATTCCGATAATGACAGTTCTTGGACAACTTTTGGCACAGCTTGGACAATTTCTCCAGGCAACAGCGGTCACACTGAAACGCAAACGCCGACTGCCGTGAGTAAAAGATATTGGCGTTTAACCGCGAACCAGAACTACGACACCGCCGCGTCTACCTCGGAGCTAGCATTGTACGCGACAACCGGCCAGATGCCGTAGGAGAATAATTTATGACTTGGAAATATCAAGGTAAAGAAATTGAAGAAGGCAAAGCTTGGAAAGGTAGTAATGGAATAAATTACTCTCCTCAATGGGCTATTTGGAGTGACGAAGAAAAAGTCGCGGCTGGCTTAGTTGAAGTTGTAGAAGAAACTCCAGAACGGACGTTGTCCGACGCCAAATCTGAAAAAATTACGAAAATAAAAGTTGAACAGCGCGTTCGCTTGAGTAGTACAGATTGGTTGGTTATTAGAAAGTCCGATATAGGTACGGAAATTCCCACAAAAATTCAAAACCATCGTGATGCTGTTCGAGCTAAAGGAACAGAAATGGAATCCGCAGTTGCTGCTAAATCGGACATAAGTTCAGTTGATTCTTACAATATTGTCTGGCCTGTGTTGGGAGACTAAAAATGGCTGATGATAATGAAAATGTGCTTACGTTTGGGGATAAATCTTATTCTTCTTATGGTCTTACAGAGGAGCAGGAATATCTTGCGGGTCAGATTCAAGAATTGCAGGAGAAACGGAAGTTGCGCCACCGCGCACTCGACCAGACGACCGCAAGCATTGAGTTTTTTACGGGGCGGCTTATTGCCAGTTTAAATCAAGAAGATTCTTCAGAAGTGGGGTAGGGTTGTGCCCACGACAATAAAAGATGTTGACGCAAAACTAAACACCCATGAAGCAGTGTGCGCCGAACGTTGGAAAGAAACCGTAGAGCGTATAAAACGTCTTGAAATGATTTTAATCGGATCGGCTGGTGCGGTTATTCTGATGTTGGCCGGAATGCTCTGGAAAATATAGTATGCCGTTATCTAAGATACAGTTCCGCCCTGGAGTAAACAGGGAAACTACGTCCTACGGAGATGAAAACGGGTGGTACAATTCTGATCTGGTTCGTTTCCGAAAAGGACGCCCGGAAAAGATGGGGGGTTGGATACGTCTTAGCAGTAACACGATCCAAGGGATTGGGCGCTCTCTTCATGTTTGGTCTGCACTTAGTGGTTCCAAATACATGGGTCTTGGCACAGAAACCAAGTTCTATATAGAAGAAGGCGGTAGTTACAACGACGTAACGCCGATTCGTGCTACAACCACTCTGGGAACAAATCCGCTTAAAACGGGTACTTCAGGCACAGGAACCATGACCGTTACTGCACCAGCACATGGCGCAGTGAATGGAGATTTTGTGATCTTGAGTGGAGCCACTACCACGGATGGAATTACGGCGGCTCAAATAAACACAGAGCATAGAATAACTCTTATAGATTCTAATAGCTATTCGATATCGACTTCGGGGTCTGCTTCTTCGGGATCAACTTCGGGCGGTGGTTCTTCGGTTGTGGCTGAGTATCAAATAAACACCGGTTTGGATACCGTGGTTACGGGAACCGGTTTCGGTGCGGGTCTTTGGGGGGGACTTAGCACTGGTTACGCGCAGACTACGCTGAATGACAGTGGTGGCATCAGTAATTCGGACACTTCTTTTACGTTAACAAGTGCTTCCGATTTTGAAACAGCGTCCACTACTACAACCGCAAATCTTACTGCTTCAAGTTCCACAATAGCCGGTTCCAGTACAACGGGTTTCCCTAGCAAAGGAACGATAAAGATAGGTAGCGAGAATATCCGTTACGGGACCAACGTAGGCAACGTGTTTGGAGATTTGACTCGGGGAGAGGACGGAACTACGGCAGCAAGTTCTTCTAGCGGGGCTACCATAACCTTTGTTGGACTTGTCTTAATTGATGACGAATTGCTTCAATATACGGGTAAATCTTCTAATACTATAGACGCGGGAGTTGCCCGGGGAGCGCGAGGAACAACAGCGGCGGCTCACGACGATGGCGTAAATGTTAAGGAAGCCAACGATTTTGTGGGGTGGGGAGAGTCCTCTGCCACCGCTGCTGAAAGTGGGTCAAACATACGTCTATGGAGCCAGGACAACTGGGGCGAAGATCTTGCCTTTAATGTGTATGACGGCGCTCCTTATTACTGGGACAAGACCCTTGGTCTTGCAAACAGAGCCACAACTTTTGCTTCCCAATCGGGGGCTTCAGATGCTCCCACAATTGCTCGTAGGCTGATGGTTTCTGGAGCAGACCGCCACATTGTCTGTTTTGGGTGCAACCCGATAAATGAAACGGCTCAGGATTTGTTAATGATCCGTTGGTCCGACCAAGAAAGCCCGTTTGATTGGACTCCGACAGCGACTAATACGGCGGGCTCCCAAAGAATTTCTTCCGGCTCTCGTATAATATCGGCCCAGAAAACGCGGCAAGAAATGCTTGTTTGGACAGATATATCCCTTTATGCCATGAGATTTGTGGGCCCCCCGTTTACTTTTAGTGTCAGCATGTTGGCAAACAACGTGTCTATAATAGGGCCAAATGCGGTCACCACGGTTGGTGACAAAGTGTTTTGGATGGATCGTGAAAACTTTTATGTCTACACGGGCCGTCTTCAAGTTATCCCATGTACCTTACTTCGGTACGTCTTTGATGACATAAACTTAGAGCAGAATTTTAAATGTTTTGCTGCTTCAAATAGAATGTTCGATGAAGTGTTTTGGTTTTATCCAAGTTCTGACTCAAGAGAAATAGACCGTTACGTTAAGTTTAACTTTACGGAAAACACTTGGGATCTCGGAACTTTATCTCGGACGGCATGGGTAGATTATGGGATTCACGACAACCCCAGAGCATCCGGACAGGCCAGCGATGTAAATTACATCTATGTGCATGAAAGTGGCGACGACGACGACGGCTCACCAATGACCTCCTTTATTGAGTCTGCTGACTTTGATTTGGGGGACGGTGAGCAGTTTATGTTTGTGGATCGACTGATACCCGACATTGACATTACCAGTAGTGATGCAGAAGCTTCGGTAAATTACGTTTTGAAAACGCGAAATTATCCAGGGGACAGTCTATCCACCAATTCCACAAACGCCGTTAAATCTACAACGCAACAGGCTTTCCTGCGTAGTCGTTCACGTCAAGCGGCATTGCGGATTGAAAGCGACACGACCGATATAACATGGACCTTGGGAGATTTGCGCTTGGGGGTCCGCCCGGACGGAAGACGGTAATGGCTAAACTTCTGGATCATGCAATGCCCATGGCTCCCGATCAGTATGATGCGGACACTTTTGTAAGGATTCTACGGGATCTTGAAATGGCTCTGACAAAAATGGATTTTCCTTCTGTAGTAAGCGGGGAAGATGACACCAACGGCGTAGCGTGGTTCATGGAATAATGGCTTCCGCATACAAAAACATAGCCGTTTTGGTGGGTTCTACCGGGGACGTTACCGTGTATACGTGCCCAAGCGCCACTCAAGCCCTTGTTAAAAACATAAATTTGTATAACAGCCATTCTGGAACTATAGTAGTATACCCTAAAATTACCGACAGTTCCGCTTCTGTAACGGTTACGTTAGAAAAGAACAGCATAGGAACTCTCGCAGACGTGTCCTTAGCGGGCCCTTTTGTTTTAGAGGCCAGCGACACGCTCATTTTTAACTGTGATACGGCGTCGAAGATCTATGTCTTTGCCAGTGTTTTGGAGCTTTCTTGATGTTACAACAAACTCACCACACACTAGATAACGGCATAGGTTCCTTTCAAGACGCTTCGCCTGACTATGAACTAGCGCCCGTAGGTCTTGGTTCTTTTCAAGGGCAGGCTCAAAAATTGGCGGATTTCGGGCGCAATGGCGACATTTATGTGGTTCACGCCGCTGAAGGGGAAACCGTTGTTCCCATGGAAGTTTTCGACGCCAACCCAAAGGTGAAAGAACTTCTTTTCGGTCAGATGCGTGAAATGGGCCTTGACCCACAAGAATTTATTGTTGGTAACGAACTAAATAGCATTAACCCTGTTACGGGTATGCCGGAGTTTTTCTTCAAGAGCGTTTTCCGGTCCGTCAAGAAGGCCGTCAAGAAGATCGTCAAAGTCGTCAAAAAAGCTGCGCCAATTGTTCTTCCAATTGCAGCGTCTATGTTTGGCGTACCTTTTTTAGGAATCCCCGCCGGTTCTTTTGCCGCTAGTTTTCTGGGCAGCGGTATTGGCACTCTCGTAGGGGGTGGTTCTATAAAAGATGCTTTTAAATCTGCTATTATAGGCGGGGGTATGGCTTCTCTAGGTGCGGGTCTCAGGGGGGCTCTTTCTAGCACCGGCACGTTTATGGGAGGCTTGGAAGGTTCCTTTACGGGACTGACGCCGGTCTATAATCCGGGCGACTTTACCTCACCCATTGGATACCAAGTAGGTGCAATACCAACGTGGGGCACGGATAGCAGCATACTCCCCGGCATAGATGCTACTGCACTAGGAAAGGGTCAAGCCGTTTCTTCGGCACAGTGGGACAAGATTCTTGGCGGTGATGTCGTAGGAGGAATTACTGGTGAGGGGTCATTGTTTGGTCCCGAACCCACGAAGGACTCTCTCGGTTTTGTTCCGATTAAGCCGACGGGCTCCGTTGCGCCAAAGCTTAGTCCCAATGCAGCAGCTATACAACGAGCGG